CGCCGCTTCATCGGCATCGAGCGCGAACCCAATTATTTCCAGATTGCCCAGAACCGCATTCAACGGGAATTTGACGGGGAGGACTCATGATTCAGCTACCCCTGTTCACGACCGTCTCCAGCGATTGGAGGGCCCCTGACTTGAACTCCCTCCCCTCGTGGGAGGGGGCCAAGCGGGTCGCCATCGACTGCGAGACGCGGGACCCGGACCTCAAGAAACTGGGGCCGGGGGCGGGCCGTCGCCCGAACAGCTACATCACCGGCATCAGCTTCGCAATCGAGGACGGCCCGGGCGCATACCTGCCGATCCGGCACGGAGGCGGCGACAACCTCCCGGCGGGGGCAGTCCTGCGCTACCTACGGGACCAGGCCAAGGTGTTCACCGGCGACATCGTGGGGGCGAACCTGCCCTATGATCTGGACTTCCTGGCCGGGGACGGGATCGAGTTCAGCCGCGCCCGGTTCTTCCGTGACATCCAGATTGCGGACCCGCTCATCTGCGAACTCCATGACAGCTACAGCATGCAAGCTATCGCGGAGCGGTGGGGCTTCCCGGGCAAGGACGAAGCCCTGCTGCGCGCGGCGGCGAGTGATTACAAGATCGACCCGAAGAAGGACATGTGGAAGCTGCCGGCCCGCTTCGTGGGGGCCTACGCGGAGGAGGACACCCGACTGCCGTTGAACATCCTCCGCCGCCAGGAGCGCGAGATTGATGAGCAGGACCTCTGGGGCGTGTACAACCTGGAGTCCAAGCTGCTCCCGATCCTCACGCGGCTCCGTCGCCGGGGCGTCCGTATCGACCTGGACCGGCTGGAGCAGGTCGAGCGGTGGGCGCTGGAGAAGGAGACGGAGGCGCTGGCGCAGGTCCGCGCGCTCACGGGCCACCGTATCGCGGTGGGCGATGTGTGGAAGCCGGGGGCGATCGCCCCGGCCCTGGAGTATATCGGGATCAAGCTGAACAAGACCTCCACCGGAAAGCCCTCCATCGACAAGGAGCTGTTGGGCTCCATCAAACACCCGGTGGCCGAAGCCCTGGAGCGCGCCCGGAAGGTGAACAAGCTGCGCACGACCTTCGCCAGCTCCGTCCGCGAGCACATGATCAACGGTCGCATCCACTGTACCTTCAACCAGCTCCGCCGCCAGAAGGATGACGAGAACGAGGGGACGGCGGGTGCGGCCTACGGGCGATTGAGCTGCGAGCACCCGAACCTCCAGCAGCAACCGGCCCGGGACGACTTCGCCCCGATGTGGCGGGCCATCTACCTCCCGGAGGAGGGCGAGCTGTGGGCGTCCAACGACTACAGCCAGCAGGAGCCGCGGATGGCGGTCCATTATGCCTGCTTGGCCCGGGAGCTGATCGGGGAACACGCATGGCGGTCCGCGATCGCCGCTCGGGACGCCTACCGCAACGACCCGAACACGGACAACCACCAGATGATGGCGGACATGGCGGGGATCAAGCGCAAGGACGCCAAGGAGATCTACCTGGGCCTGTCCTACGGGATGGGTGGGGCGAAGCTGTGCCGCAAGCTCGGGCTCCCGACCATGATGGCCGTGCGTGGCCCCCGCTTCCAGCTGTTCGACGTGAACAGCCCGGAGGGTCAGCGCCTGGTCGCGGAAGGGGCGCGGAGGTTCGAGGCCGCGGGGCCGGAGGGTCAGGCCCTCCTGGACACCTTCGACCGCAAGGTGCCGTTCATCAAGAAGCTGGCGAAGGCTTGCGAAGCCCGGGCGAAGGCCGTGGGCTACATCACGACACTGAGCGGTCGCCGCTGCCGCTTCCCGAAGGACCCGCACGGCAACTTCGACTGGACGCACAAGGCCCTGAACCGGCTAATCCAGGGCTCCTCCGCGGACCAGACCAAGATGGCCATGGTGGCCTGCGCGGAAGCCGGACTGGACATCATCATCCAGGTCCATGACGAGATCGCCTTCAGCGTGAAGGACCGCGACGAAGCGGAACGCGCTGCGGAGATCATGCGCAACTGTACCCCGCTCGAACTCCCGTCAAAGGTGGACGTGGAGATCGGAAAGAGTTGGGGTCATTCTATGGGGTACGATGGATGAATACGAGTAACGACAACCCGGTTGAAATCGACGCGACTATTAAGCGCCAGCTAAAGTGGGACCGCCGTTACATCGAGCTGGCGCGAACGGTCGCGGGCTGGAGCAAGGACCCGTCCACGAAGGTGGGGGCGGTCCTCGTTCGGCCCAACAACTCCGTCGCGTCCACGGGCTTCAATGGCTTCCCGCCCGGGCACGATGACTCGCCGGAGCTGTACGCTGACCGCGGGTACAAGTACCAGCACGTTGTTCACGCGGAAATCAACGCACTCAACTTTTTAGGCTCGACTGCGACTGGCTTCACGCTCTATACTTCTTTCCCCTGCTGTCCCGATTGCGTAGAGCGTGCCGCGGAGGCCGGGGTGAGCCGGATAGTCCACCCGCCGCTCCCGACGCTGGGGCGGTCCGCCCTTTGGGTTGGAGAATGGACCCAACGGCTCATCCGCTCCCAGGAGGTCGCCGCTCGCCACGGAATCGCGCTGGAGGTGCTGGATGAGTGAGAGCGCGATGTGGGATGCCATCCGCCCGGTCCTGAAGAAGGTGGACCCGGTGCGGATTGAGAGCCGGGCGACCGGCTCCGGTATCCCGGATGTCAATTACACCCAAGGGTGGATTGAGCTCAAGTTCGCGGACCGCTGGCCGCCGCGAGGGGGGCCGCTCCGGGTGGATCACTTCACGAAGGAGCAGCGGGCGTGGTTGACGAAGCGACGCAAGGCCGGGGGCCGGGCTTTCGTCCTTCTGAAGGTCGGGACCTCGGAGTGGCTTCTGTTCGACGGAGCCGTGGCCGCGGTTGAGCTGGGCAACGTCCCGCGCGAACGGCTGTATGAGATTTGTAAGGCGCGGTGGACGCGCAAACCCAGAACTGAGGAGATTTGTCAATGGCTGCTACAGTAACACCAACGAGGGGCGAAAGCCTCCTATTATGGAGGCGGCGGAAGAACCTGAACCAGGTCGAGGCCGCGAAGGAGTACGGGGTGCCCCCGGACCGCTACCGTGAATGGGAAGCGGACCGCCGCCTGGACGACCAACCGCGCCGTCACCTGGGGGAGTTGAAGCCCCATGAGGTCTGCTTCCTGCTCCGCCGCCGGGCGGGCAAGACGCAGCGGGAAGTCGCTGCCGCCATCGGTTGTACCCGGTTCTGGGTGATTAAAATGGAGGGCGGCAAGGCCCCGGTCGAGCGGCTTCGTGAATATTGGGGGTTTTGACATGACTTGCGGCATCTACTTGATCACCCATAAACCCTCCGGAAGGAAACGCCGCGCTGAGAAGGGTTGGGAAACGAGAAGGAAGAACCGGATTGAACAGGGGGAATCAGCGTGAGCAAGTCGGTTGAAGAAAATACGAAACCCGAACTGCCGCCGAGTCATGATACAAAGGCAGCAATCAACTTCCTCAAGAAGTTTCGCCCGGGAGGTCCTTGGGTTTTAACAAGTATCGTTCCTGACGGTCGCACCACCACCCGCACTTTCGACGCTGCGAAATGGACGGAGGCCGCGAAGTGGATTGAAGAACGCCAGGGCAAGGAAAACATCTACTACAACCTCAATCCGACCCGTCGGGCTATCAACTCGAAATCCAGCAAGGAAGACATCGCACGGATGGAGTTCTTGCACGTGGATATAGACCCGCGAGCGGGCGAGGACCCGGAGGAGGAGAAGGAGCGGGCGCTAAAGTTGCTGAAGGAGTTTGTTCCACCCCCCTCCTTCATTATCGACTCCGGGGGCGGAGTTCAGGCGTTGTGGAGGCTAAAACATTCCGACAAGTTGGAGATTCAGGGGTCCGTCGCAAAGGCCCAGGAGCTGGAGGCGTACAACATCCAGCTGGAGAAGGTGTTTCAGGCGGACCACTGTCACAATGTAGACAGGATCATGCGCCTCCCGGGCACGATCAACATACCCACCGCCAAAAAGCGCAAGAAGGGTCGCCGTCCGACCCTCGCCCGTCTCGTGGAGTGGAATGAGGCCAGCTACCCCATCGAACAATTCACCCCCGCGGTCCGAGTTCAGATGGTGGAGCAGGGCCTGGCCGGGGGCCGTCCGAAGGTGAAGATCACCGGCAACGTCCCGGACATCGGGACGGAGGAGCTGCGCGACTGGGCCCAAGAACACGGGAAGGCAATCAGCGACCACACGCTGGCGCTGATCGCTACCGGGCAAGACCCTCTGGACCCGACCAAGTACCCGTCCCGGTCAGAAGCCCTGTTCCGAGTCTGCTGCGACCTCGTGCGCGCGGGGGTCCCTGATGAAATGATCTTCGCGGTCATCACGGGCTCGAACGAGATCGCCGCGAGCGTCAGAGACAAGCCGAACTGGGAAGGCTATGCGCTGCGGCAGATCGAACGCGCGCATGAGGAGGCGGTTAACCCCTGGCTGCGCAAGTTGAACGAGAAGCACGCGGTCATCGCGGACATTGGCGGGAAGTGTCGCATCATCAGCGAGGTCTGGGACCCGGCGATGAATCGGACGAAGATCAGCAAGCAGTCCTTTGAAGACTTTCGCAACCGCTACCGCCACATCAAGGTGACGGTGGGCTTCAACGACAACGGCCAGCCCATCGAGAAGGCCGCTGGGGCGTTCTGGATCGACCACCCGCAGCGCCGTCAATATGAGACCATCGTGTTCGCCCCGGGCAAGGAAGTCGAGGGGGCATACAACCTCTGGCGCGGCTTCGCTTGCGACAGCCTCCCAGGCGAGCGCCATATGTCCTTCATGCACCACGTGCGGGACAACGTCTGCTCGGGCAACCCGGAGCACTACAACTACCTGGTGGGGTGGATGGCGCGACTGGTCCAGCACCCGGACGGCCCGGGCGAAGTGGCCGTGGTCCTCCGCGGTCGCCGCGGCACGGGCAAGTCCTTCTTCGCCAAGGTCCTGGGCGACCTCTTTGGGCGTCACTTCCTCCAGGTATCCGACAGCAAGCACCTCGTGGGCTCCTTCAACGCTCACCTCCGGGATACCGTCCTGCTGTTCGGCGACGAGGCGTTCTTCGCGGGCGACAAGAAGCACGAATCAGTCCTCAAGACCCTCGTGACGGAGGAGCACCTGGTCATCGAAGGCAAGGGCGTGGACGCGGAAGCGGCCCCAAACTATGTCCACCTGATCCTCGCCTCGAACGAGGATTGGGTGGTGCCCGCGGGCCTGGATGAGCGCCGGTTCTTCGTGATGGAGGTGGGCGAAGGCCACAAGCAGGACCACGCCTATTTCAAGCGCATCCGCGAGGACATGGACAACGGCGGTCTGGAGAACCTGCTTCACTTCCTCCTGACCTATGACCTGTCCAACTTCGAGGTCCGGTGGGTCCCCCAGACCCGGGCGCTGCAGGATCAGAAGATCCTGTCCATGAGTCCGGAGACGCAGTGGCTGTACGAGAAGCTGTGGGAAGGCCGCTTGCTGAAGTCGGACCAGGGCTGGAGGACGAAGGTGATCAAGGACGCCCTCTATGACGACTATGTCAACGACCTCCGCGACCAGGGCCGGAACTTCCGCATGAGCCGCACAGGCTTCGGCAAGTTCCTCTCCCGGGCCTTCCCGCCTGGCTGGCCGCAGTCGAAGCAGGAAATGGCGGAGATTCCGTGGACCAATGAACACGGCTTCGAGGTGATGATCAAGAAGCGCGTGTACATGTACCACCTCCCGCCGCTGGAGCAGGTCCGGGCGCACTGGGACAAGAACTTTGGCGGCCCGTTCGAGTGGCCCAAGGTCGAACCGACTCAGGAGCCTCTGAAGGACGGCCCGAAGTCGGACAAGCCACCATTCTGAGGACGCCCCACCCATGAGCGAGACGCTGGAAGCAACGAAGCGGGAGCTGGAGGGGGCGGGGATCGCCTACACGGTGGAGCAGGGCCGGGGACACTACAAGGTCCGCTTCACCGTGAGGGGGAAGCCCCTGATGGTGACGTGCTCGCGGACTTCCTCCGACCACCGCGCGGCCCTCAACGCCCGCCTTCAGGTCCGGCGGGAAATCCGCCGTGCGTTGGAATTGACCTGAACCGCTTTACTTCTTCGGAATAACCCCCTATACTTCTCCACACGAGGCGCAAATGAACCCGCCACTGATACTGACAGACCTGTTCACAATTGGAAAGGAGATGACCCCTCATGAGCTACAAGAGACCTTCAAGCGCATACATGGCCGACCGATGCCGCGCGGGGCAAAGCCCGCGGAAGTCGCCCGACACCTTGCTGCGTCAAGCCCGCTGCGATTCGAGTTTGAAGTCAATCGCCTTCGCGGCTACGCTTGGGACGCTGACGAGACTCCGTGACCTTGGGTCGCTGATCGCCCCCCTGGGCTTCATCGCCCTCCTCGTGGGCGGAGTGCTCTGGGCCTTCTGGGACGCGACCGGCCTGCCAACCGTGTATCAGTCATACACGACCCGGGAGTGTGTCCGGGTCGAACAGATAGACGGGACGCCGGGCGACTGCTCGAACCTCCCGGACCGCTACCACCACGTGTGGGTCAAATAACCGCCAGCAACCTCAACCAAGAAAAGGAGTCACAACGTGATCATCTTCCGCAACAAGGGCGTCATTGACACCAAGTCCATCACCACCTTTGGGGTCAGCTCGAAGGAGCACCCCGGAGCCATTGGTTTCTTCGGCACCGGCCTCAAGTACGCCATCGCCATCCTCCTCCGCGAGGGCTGCGCGGTCACGATCTTCGCCGGGACGAAGCGCCTGGACTTCGGGCTGAGGCGCGAGAAGGTCCGCGTGGATGAATTCAGCTTCGTGACCATGAACGGGAAGCGCCTGGGCTTCACCACGGAGCTGGGCAAGACCTGGGAGCTGTGGCAAGCCTTCCGTGAGCTGTACTGTAACTGCCAAGACGAGGCGGGCGAAGCCTTCGAGGCGGAGGCCGTCCCGGAGCCCGCCCCCGGTGAGACCATGATCGTGGTGAGCGGGGAGCCGTTCAAGGAGGTATGGGCGTCTCGTTCGGACGTGATCCTGAGCACCGCTCCTATCCTGCGCAACGAGGCCGTCCACATCCATCCGGGTCCGTCCGACTTCGTGTTCTACCGGGGCGTGCGCGCCTACCGGCTCGGGGCTCCGTCCCTGTACACCTACAATATCCAGCGGAAGGTGGACCTGACGGAGGACCGCAGCATCAAGTACCAGTGGGACATCGACGCGGCGGTGCGCAAGGGCCTCGTGGAGGCGGAGGACGGCAACCTGATCCACCGCGCCGTAACGGCTCCGCAGGGCTTCTACGAGAACAACCTCAGCTTCGAGGGCGTCCTGCCCGGCGAACAGTTCCTCAGCACGGTCGGACGGCTGGTGCGTACCTTCGACCCGACCCTGAGCCGGAGCGCCATGGAGGCTTGCCGCATTTGGCTGATGGACCAGCTCCACGAGGCCCGCCCGGTCGAGCTGTCCAAACTCGAAGCCGCCCGCCTCCAGCGCGCCACGGAGTTCTGCGCGCGCATCGGCTACCCGGTCGCGGAGTACCCGATTGTGGTCAGCGAGTTCCTGGGCGAGGATGTCCTGGGCCGCGCCCACGGGGAGACGATATATGTCAGCAAGCGTGTCCTGATGATGGGAACGAAGATGTTGGCGGGGACGCTGATTGAAGAGTTCCTCCACCTACGCTATAAACTGCGGGATAACGACCGCGCCATGCAAAACTTCCTCATAGACGCTCTTGTGTCGATGGGCGAACAACTTACCGGAGAACCGCTATGAGCCGCAAGACCCCCCCTCCGTCTCACCGGAGACGCCCTGGCCGCCGCCCGTGCCGTCCGCAGCATCTACCAACAAGCCCACGCCCAGAAGGGGGTTCCCGTTAAACATTTGCGGGAGATGGAACTTGACAGAGTGCTGTGGAGATGACAATAACCGGCAGGCATGGAGCGCAGCGGAATGCCTGTCCGAGGCGAGAATGATGCAAGACATAAGGAGGCGCAGTGTGGCAAAATTGTCAAAGGCCCAAGTTGTGGCTCTCCGGCAGCGGGTTGACGCTGCTGGTCCTGGACAGACATATCCTCGCAGTTTGGTTGTCGATTTACTCGACACCGTCGATGATTTGCGTGGACGGAAGAAGCGGTGGCAGCACGTTGCCCAAAAGCGCCAGCAGCTCCTGGCCCAAATCTTCTCCGTTGCGTCCCGCGCAGTATCCGAAGGAGGGGTCGATGCTCATCTGGGCAGCGATTGAAGACGATCTGATATTAGAGGAGGGGCTTAACGGTGACGGCAAGCCCACGGCCGTCGAAAGGAGCCCGATCATGAGACTGATGACCCTCGCCCTGGCCGTCCTGCTGCCGCTCGCCACGCAGGCGCAAGCGGAGGATCGCCCCCTGTACTCTGCCCAGGAGACGGTCCGCCGGGCGCAGGTCGGCAGCTTCTCGCCCCGTCTCGCCCCGCCGGTCCGCGTCACCGTACCGGCGGAGGTAGGAAAGCCGGACCCGTCCCGCTTTGAGCGCCTGGAGTGCCGCCATGACCCGTCGCGGCCCCTGGGCAAGACTATTGTTTGCGAACCTCGGAGAACCAACTGAATATGGAAACCCAAGAATCAATCACCCGCTGGGCTGACGACACCTTCGGCCCAAAGCATCCCGCGGAAGTCGCCGCGCGGATGAACGTGGAAGTGGCGGAGCTGGTCGCCGGACTCGCCACCGTCGCCGCCGTCCCGGTCGCGGACATGGACCCGAAGCTGGTCCAAGAACTCCAGAAGGAGTGCGCGGACGTGTTCATAATGCTCGCCCAGGTCGCGGAGAAGCTGAACGTGGACCTCCAGACCGTGGTGGACTACAAGATGGGCGTGAACCGCAACCGGACCTGGGGGCGGAGCCCGACCGGGAAGATGCAGCACGTGGACAACCCCTTGAGCGAAGGAGAACCGTCATGACCACTACCATTCAGGGCGTCCAGGCCCGCCTCGGGCGCAACCCGGAGGACCCGCGCAAGTACCAAGTGACGGTCCTCGTGTACAGCCAGAAGCGCCCCGGCCTGAAGTCCTCCACGGACATCGACCCGGGCCAGTGCGCGAGCCAGCAACACCTCCTCCAGCTGATCGGGACGGCGGGGGCCGCTTGCGCGGAGTACCTGGGCAACAACTACGGGGACAACATCGACCCCGTGGCCGCGTCCCGGGATGCAGTCCGCGCCTTCGGGGAGGAGTGCCGGCTGATGGCGGAACTCGCCAAGGACGTACCCGCGAAGCTGAAGCGCCTCGAAAGCAACGTGGCGAAGCTGTCCAACGAGAACCAGGAACAGCTGCGCCGCCTGCGCTACCTCGTGGATCACCAGGAACAGCTCCTGCCCAAGGAGGTCGCGTGGCTGAATCAGCGCCTCGGGGAACTCCACGGAGGGAAGTGGTATCCATCGAAGACGCAGAGTGTTTCATTTTGGTGTCCTACATGTAATTGTTATCGACAGCGCAGCCGTATCGACGGCAAATGCCCGTTCTGTCGTACTGCTGGCTAACGACCAAGCTCAATTGTGAGCGCAGCGAATCAATTGAAACGCCGGATTAGGCGCGGGCACAGAGGCGTTTGCTGCGGCCAGGGAGTACCCGCTGCGCGAGCGTGCTGGCGAGGAATCGATGAGGAAGATGTTTGGGGGTGGCGAATGCGATACCTGAGTGTGTGTAGCGGCATCGAGGCCGCATCTGTGGCCTGGGGGCCGCTCGGTTGGCAGGCGGCGGCCTTCAGCGAGATCGAGCCATTCCCTTGCGCCGTGCTGGCCCATCACTACCCAGATGTACCGAACCTCGGCGACATGACAACGATCGCCCAGCGCATCCTAAATGGCGAAGTAGAGGCCCCGGACGTGCTCGCAGGGGGGGACGCCCTGCCAGTCGTTTTCCGTCGCAGGACTGCGCAAATCCCTCGCCGACGAGCGAGGAAATCTCACCCTGAAATTCGTGGAGATCGCTGATGCAATCGATTCTGTTCGCGTCCGAGACGGACGCCCCCCCAGCAATCGTCTTCTGGGAAAACGTCCCCGGCGTCCTCAGCACCAAAGACAACGCATTCGGCTGCTTTTTGGGAGCGCTTGCCGGCGAAGATTGCGAGCTCAAGCCGCCAGGGAAGCGATGGGCGGACGCTGGTTGTGTGTTTGGCCCCCAAAGAGCAATCGCGTGGCGGGTCCTTGATGCCCAATATTTCGGCCTGGCCCAACGCCGCCGCCGTGTGTTCGTTGTCGCAAGTGCTAGAGAAGGGTTCGATCCCGCAGCGGTACTTTTTGAGTTCGAAGGCGTGCGAAGGGATACTCCGCCGCGCCGAGAAGCGGGGCAAGGCGCTGCCGGATTCACTCCGTCAAGCATTGGAGGCCATCGTGAAGGAGTCGGAACATTAAGAGCCAACGGCGGAGATCTCGGCGGCGGAAGTGAAGTGCTTGTGTCTCAGCCCTACCAAGTAGCCAACTGCCTGACCCAGCGGATGCACAAGGGCATCAACTCGACTCTCGACGAGGGGCAGACTCCGGTGCTGGCTTTCCACCACAACGCCCAAATTGACCAGATGAACTTTTCCGAGCACACCTCTGCGCCGCTGACCTGTTCGCAGCAGTCAGCGGTCTGCCAGTACGGCGATGTAGCCGGGAGTCTTACGGCACGACACGACTCAAGCCCCTGCGCGGACCGGGGTCAGAACGTGGGGGCTATAGGATTGATTGGAGACGAGACACCAAAATTCGGTAACGATGTGATGCCTACTCTTCGAGCGGAGCAAGGAGGTGAGGGCCGTTGCGTCGCAACGGCCCTCCAGGTAAGACGACTTCTGCCGGAAGAATGTGAAACTTTGCAGGGATTTCCGCAGGGTTACACCTGCATCCCCTGGCGTGGCAAGTCCGCCGAGCAATGCCCAGATGGCCCCCGATACAAGGCGCTTGGCAATAGCTGGGCGGTGCCAGTAGTGCGCTGGATCGGCGAGCGCATCAACGCCGCAGTTGAGCAGATCAAGCACGAAAGGAAGGCTGTATGACTGAAGACCTCGATGACCTGCTGTGCCCACACTCTGCCGCAGGCAGACCGGAGCGCTTCCACGCAAAGGCGTGCGTCTTGGCCGGCGAGTGCGGGTGCGCGTATGGCGCTGAATGGAGCCGCGCCATACGCCTGGCCGACGACGCGGCAGAAAGTGTCATTTGCACCAATGGGCACAACACCGAAGGCCGCCCATGGGTGCTGTACCCGGAGCAGATCGCAGCCGACCCCTACCTGGATGACTGCATCGCGCACTTGGAGTGGCGGGGGATTGCAAAGGTGGTCAGGGAAGACGACGGTCGCGTGACCGTGATCTTTGATGCCATGGAAGCCGCCTCAGCAGCGGGGAGGTGCGGCATGCGCGCGCCGGTGGATGTGCTGGCAGTCATGGACGCAGACAGGAGTGCCGTTGCGCTGCGAAGCGGAGTCGGGTTGATGCGGTGGTTAGGCGATATTCATGTGATTCCGAGAGACGACTTCCGGGACCACGAAGAAACCGAACATTGTTGGTGCAGGCCACGACGAGACGACGAAGAGCCGCGGGTTGTAATTCACAACGCGCTTGACGGTAGAGAGGGCTACGAGAATGGGCGAAAATGGCATTGATGAGATAGCAGAAGCGTACGGATGGCTGTGACATATCGTAAGCAGCGACAAACGGCTGCTTACGGCGCGGCATTTGCTCCGCGAGCTGGAGATGAAGGTGAATGCCTTCGTCGAGCAATTCATTGAGCCGCAGGAGGATTGATCATGAGCCAAGAGTCCGGCCACGAACGCATCCGCCGCCTAATTCAGGAGCGGCCCGGATCGCGCAGGCCGCGGCGAGGATACCGCCCGGGGAGCCGGGCGACTGCGAGCTGTGTGGCGAATGGAGCGGGAGACTGGTGGGAGGAGTCTGTGCGCCCTGTCGGGACCGCCACAAGTTGCCGTGAATCGAAAAAAGTTGTCTGAGGGGACTTTACTTTTTCGGGAGTCTCCCCTATACGTTATTCACGTTGAACAACTTGTAGAAAAGGAGCCAGCCATGAACTTGATCGAGACCGGAAAACAGATTGCAGCAACCAAGCCCTTCAGCCTTGAAACCGCCGCCGAACTGAATAGCCAGCTTGAGTGTATTTTCGGCAGGCGCAACCCTCTCGGCCTCAACGACATCGGCCACGCACCAATGGGCAAAGACCTCAATGACCACATCGGCCAGATCATCAGCAACATCGGCGCGATGCAGGAAAGAGCCGAGAAAGCTGGCCGGGTCACTCCGCAAGCGCTGGAAGCCGTCGCCAAGCTCACCACCGCAATCGACACCCTCATCAACAAATAGGAGGCCGCCATGATTACCTACTCCAAAAACGGCAAGTGGAAACTCTACTGGGGCGATATGCCCATACCTGCCGGGAGCGAAGCTCTCGGCACAGTGACCCGCGACGGTTACGACACAGGGGCGCTGATTCGCCTGGCCTCCGGTCAGTATGTGCAGGGCAATGCCGGTGCAACTCGCCCCCTCGATCCTTCCGCCGTTGATTCCGCCATTGCCGCCAGTTCCGCCGCCGCAGTTCTTGGCTCTGTCAGATCAAGCAAAAAATCCGCTTCATCCGCAGCAAATGGTGCTTTGGGTGGGCGCCCCCGAAAAGTCAAAAACCCGCAGCCATAACAAGTCGCGGCAGCGGGCCGATAAAGCCCGCCGCTGCGCTTGATCGTTAGCCGCCATTACAAATCCCTCCAAAAATGCTGTGGCGCCCCGGCGTCGGCCTCATCGCCAGCGCGGCACGGATGCGATCGTAGCGGTCATTGCTCATTCTCTCCAAGCCCCTCTGCCGGGGCGTGCGTAGTTTGGCGGTCAGTCATTGCTCGCCTGCTCCGAAAATTTTTCGTTGTGCATCATTTACCTGTTGACAATAACCTAACGATAGGTAATCACAGTGCCAACAACAACGAACAAACAAACCAAAAGGAGCCAGCCATGTACAACATGAGCTACTGTCGTTGGGAGAACACCCTCAACGACCTCCACGTCTGCGCGGCGGAGGATGCCGCGCTCAACTACTAGGAGGATGTCAAAACCCAGGGCCTGCGGACACACGCCGCAAGGCCCTGAACAACGTAAGTATTGATTATTGGGGGTGAAAAGAGTGTGCTACTCTAATTGTCCCTACGAGAATTTTCATGGTGAGTGTACTGGTGCAGGCTCCCTGAAAAAGGGAAGACCGCACTGTTTCGAGATGACAGATGAAGAATTTGCTGCTGAAAAAGAATGGTATGATGATGATGATGATGATGAATACTTCTTCTAACCATTAGAAAATTGGAGGTTGTATGCTGTACGTTGGCAACGCATTTTCCCTGCAGATGTTGGACCTGACCAAGGAGAACAAGGTAATTGTCACCCCTGTGGACCCGAAAGCGGTCGTCGCGGAGCAGGAGTTCACCAGCGTCGTCGGCCACGCCGACACGGCGAGAATTTTCTCCGTTGTGCTTGGCGCGGAGGTTCCGGCGCAGCGAATCAGCATAAAGCTGACCGCGGAAGACGCCCTCTTGGTGGGCCAATACGTTGGCCCGCGTTTACCGGAGGGCGCTACAACCCAACTAGACTCTACCAAGGGCTTGCATTGAGCAAATAATTATGGTATACAACGGGCCGACGGTTGGAAAAGTCGGCCCTTTCAACTAACCCTAACTCAACTGGAGGTTATTATGCCT